TTCCTGCTTCTACAGTACTTGCAAAATTATCACCAGCCAGCGTAACAGCATTGGCATCACTAAGAGCTACATCCCAAATTGCTACTTCAGCTAACCTGCCATCAAAGAAGAGAGAAGGAGTTCCTGTCGGAAACCGACAACCAATTCCTATATCTTCGGCTCCTCCAGGAGCAGAGTTACTAGTATTGGCATCTGTTCCTTTATTTGCACCGTCAAGATAAACTCTTCGATCAGTAGTAGAGTTGAATACAACCAATACATGGTGCCAAGTATCATTACTAACACCCAGAGTACTGACTGCTAAATCCCAGGCTCCATCATAACAGAGAGCAGCAACATAATCTCCTGCTATTCCACCTCTGAACTCAGACATATTCTGCTGGGAAGATCCATCATCGTGACAGACCAATGCTGCATTCTGAGTAAGATCGGTGGTCTTCATCCAGCATGAAAATGTGCAGGGAAAGAAGCTACCCCCGTTAATAGTAACGGACTGAAGATCGAAATATTGGTCTACGCCATCTAGAATTGTTGACATTTATGCACACGTAAGTTCTAATTCACCGATTGCGAACCTAACTGCATCACCATTTATAACAGCCCTTGAGGTAGTCAAAGCTCCAGAGATTAACATATTGTCTGCCCCGTGAGTACCACCATCTAAAAGAGCAAAGTGAGTCACAGTTCCCCATGCAGCCGTAGCCGTAGTAAATACAGCAGCAGCATCGTTAGCAATAGCCCCAGCAGCAGCGGCAGTTCCAAACAACCCAGCAATAGCTAACCTAGCATACGCACCAGCATCAGCTACCTCACTCATGTCTGCACCAGTGCCGGCATCAGTTGGGTCAGCAGTACACAAAGCAATATGAGTACTGATACTAATAAGATGATCTAGAAGTACATTTTCTGCATAATTACTAGCTGACATTAGAGTACCTCATAATACAACCTATCTTTACTTACCACTACCAATCTTTTGATAGTAGTTACATTGTTGGTCCCAGTCCAGTTCCAGTCAGTACCTTCAGTTCCAGCGGGAGAGTCATAAGGACCGCTTCCACCCCCCCCAGCTATCAACTCATAACTAACTCTTAGGTGCTTATACTCCAAAGTTGTGAAAGTCCATACTGGACCATTTGTAGTTCCAAATTCATTAGTAGAGTTTACTTGCCAAGAATATGTTCCATCCCAACTCAAAAAATCTGTTACCCAAGCATAACTTGTATCGGTCGAATCTGTCACCAGTTCTTTAACCTCAAGAGTCCAGGGATGTGTAATTTTAGCAGTGATAGTATCTGCATTAGTCCCTAAAGACCATTCTAAATCGTCTGACAAACTAATGTCGGTATCTGCATCAGTGGGAGTAGGGCCAGTAGCAAGTCCAGGTCTGGGATCAAAGGTCCAGGTATCTCCGGTAAGGGTTGATCCATCTTTGGTAGAGTTGACTCGCCAGTAAAGCACATCTGTTAAACCAGTAAATCTTGACTTCTGAGCATCACTTAAAGTATAAGTGGTAGCAGCTGTATCTGTGACAACTATGTCTGAGGCTATGAATCCACCACCAGATGTAGCAACGTGAACGGTGTATGTGTCCCCAGTTCCATCCCAGTCGAGTGTTGGTGTTGCCCAGTCTACTTCAGTATCAGCATCAGCAGGGGTTGGATTAGTTGCCTTAGTGTGTGATGCTCCCTTAGTCCAGTTAACAGTATCAGAGAAATAAGTGTTGGTATAGTAACTGTTAACCTTAACGTCCACTCTCCAAGTATGACCGGCTTCTGTTATTGCGGTCCAGTCTGCCGTGGATAGTGAAAGGCTTTCACTGCCAGAGTATTTGCCAGAGCCTATACCATACCCCTCATAGGCTTTTGACACATCATCAATATACAAGCGGGCCGAGTAAAGCTGCCCGGCCCCACAGTCATAGCTAAATGTAAACTCGTATGCACTCCACGTCTCTGTGACTGGTTCTGTACAAACTGGTTTAATCACATAGAAAGTACGGAGACATCCAGTGTACGTATCAATATTTGTTGTAACAGTAGCTTGCCAAGTATGTGTTCCAGAGACAATCCCAGACCAAGTTGGATTTTCAGTATACCTAAACCACAGGCTAGCTTCGCCAACTGAATCATAGAGACAGACGGTTCCGGCAAGACCGCCACTAACTATAATATCATAGCTGGATATGGTTTCTCCACCAGCATAGTCATAAACAAATCCTTGGCGAAAAGCCATGTCACCGGCTTCCCATGCCGAACCTCCTGAGCAGAATTCATATACATAGCTCCCATTAACAGGGCCGTATGGAGTTTCAAAGGTTACACTCATGTAATGCTCGATACAGAAGTTATTGCAACGACTGGTTGTGTTGAATCCCCGACTTGATCTGTAGACCACTTAGCCAGTCCTGGCCTTTGGCCCAATCTGATCTTACCCTCAAGGACATCCCTAGGACGAACGTTGTTCATGTTCGTGCTATACTCTTGAGGAGTAACAGAGACGGCAATCCCTTTATTCAAACCTTTTATTGGTAACGCGAGCTTCTGCAATTTAGGGCCTCTCTTTCTTACTAGAGATAGCTACTCCACGATTTTTCTTAGAGGTTGCAGACTGTTTATACAGCCGTTGAGCTTGTTTGCCGTAAGCAGTTCCAACAGTCTTCGTTCTCAACCATGCTCCGAAAGGCAAACTGCCCCCACCCTTACGATATGCCGCATAAGCTTTCTTATCTGACTCACTATACTTTGCCACAGTTTAACCCTCAAGATAAAGTATATCTATAACGGCATCAGCATCAGCACTATAGAAGTACAGATTACTGACATCATCAGTAGGAACCCACATAGGTTGACAAGCACTTGTGCCATATGAATCAGCCACTTCATTGATATGAGGACGAGCAAGCTCTATCCCTAATACAGCACTAGCAGCAACACCGATATTCATCTTAACTACTTCGGTATTGTCAATAGCAGCCTGAACAAAGCAACCAGAACAAGCAATAGCTGTACCACCATTACCTTGTCCAACATTGGTATCCAGGTCAACCCTAACCGAACCACCCTGAGAACGAATCAATTGGCCCGCATTGGTATATTTTGACATAATTTATTCCTATATCATTATATGATATTAATGTCTCCGCATATCCTTATGCGGATTCCTTAAGCAATATCGCCAGCGGTCGAATACGAAATCGTAGTCCACTCAGCACCTGTCCACAGGAAGTACATATACTCATCAGCAAGATCCAGATCCTCTGTACCAGCATCCCCGCCAGAGTGGTGGGTCACAGTAACAACGGCACTCACTGCTGTTGATCGGCTTGACATAACGATCAGAAGTCTTTGACCAACTTCTATTCCGTCGGGAATGGTAACAATGATTTCAGCCGTAGGATCAGCTACAACAACAGGATTATCAATTACAAAATCATCCGTTGTTCTGCCAGTTCGTACAGTATAGGCAGTTGAGATAGTTTTCTTATCTTGAGCCAAAGCTCTTAGTTGGTTAAATTGAAACGTACCTGCACTCATATTAACTCCTCTTACAATGTGCTAGTGTTATTAACGGTGGCCCACTCTACCCCAGTCCAGATCAACGTTGTATATTCGTCGGCTGCATCGTGGGTAAATCTTTCGGGAACAGATGTCTCATGGTTGCTTACAGAGAGATACCCATTCATTCCATCAGAGTTGCTGGACATAACGATTGTAAATTCCTGTCCTATCTCTGCACCATCAGGAAGAGTAACATAAAAGGCAGCAGCCGGGTCAGTAATAACCACTGGATTATCAACAACAAAATCATCAACAGCCCTACCAGTACGAACTGTATAAGAGGAATTAACTGTCTTCTTCCTCATAGTATAAGACCTAAGTTGGTCATATTGCATATTTCCTGCACCCATAAGTCACTCCTCAAGCGGGGTATATATCGTCCAAATCTACGTACCCTCGGTGAGTACGTACCAAGAAATTAGTTGAATATAGATTGCCAATAGTGGCATCTTCATCACGTTTTGAGTCTGTTACGATCAACTTCTGAGTTAGCTCATTAGCTTTCTCTGTGTGAATCCCTATTGTGTCGTTCTCCTGAATCTCTGCTACCGCTAGACAAGACTCCATTATAGCTTCACTAGCACGTACTCCACCTATCAAATAGTTTGTAGTAACGTCTGGTCTTTGAGGATCTAACTTGTAGAAGAACTTCAAGTTGTAGGTAGAGTCAGGCTCAGGATAAACCCACATCTCATCAAAACTACCTGTCGATATATCGGTTCCCACTGATACAACAGCATAGTAAAAAGGCTGTCGTGAATCCACCATACCAGACCGAAGGTTAAGAATCTCTTCGGGAGTTATCTTAGAGAGATGGTTGTAACTATCATCGTCATCATAGGTGGGATCGGTAAGAATCTCAGAGTAGTCTTCTGGCAACTGATAAATCCATTTGCTAGATTCGATAGGGAGTACAAAGAGTTTTCTAAGGAAGCTCCACTCATAGGCATCGCCAGTTCTCATATCCACTGGGTAGAGAAACTGACGGTAGCCCCTAGCTACAATCTTTCCACAGAGAGTAAGGTTATCTCCAGTTGGAGTGTCGTCACCAAGACCTAGAAATTGAGATGTCCGTATCAGCAAGTCATCATAGATGATTTTTAGTGAACTCATATTAAGTCCCTATGATAGTAACGTAGTGAGCAGCAGAAAGTAAACTACTGCTATCGTCTTTGAAATTTCCTAAACCAATATTACACCTAGAACAGAGAAGCCCTCTAATTCTTCTTCTGTTTCCAGAATACCAATCCTATACTTCCATAATCCCATAGTTTTCCTCATGTGCCAATTATTGTCACGTCGATGGTTACAACTTCACTGGCATCATCATTATTAATATACACAGTACCAGTAGGACAGAATACCGCAGGAGGTCCACCCTCTTCAACAGTCATCTCAGCACTAAAGGCAGCAACAAAACTGGTATCAATGTCTACATCATTACTGACACACTCAATGATAATACAAGACGGAGTAGCAATACCACCCATGTTCAGTGCTTCTTCGGTGTCTGCTGTAGCTTGTATCTGCCTAAGCTTAACTACTTTAGTAGGAGTAGTCTGAACGTCACCTCTGGCTGCAATAGGAATCTGTTCGCCAAGTCCAACTACTGCCCCTACAATATTAACATATCCTTCTGCG